ACATCTCTGAGCTTATCCCGTGACTGCGTAACAAGTATTTCCCGGTCCACTAAGATCAAACATCTGAAAGCTGGATTCTCCCGTAATAATCTTTGAATGATTTTGGAAAACATAATTGTTTTGCCAGCTGAACAAGGTGCAGTGATCAGCACATTCAGTTTCACCTGCAGTGCATTCCACACCTGGTCAAGGGTCCTGGTTTGATAGTCTCGGAGGATCATACCTTTCCCCCAAAAAAACAAATCTTGTAATAGTCACAAAATTTCGCCTTATAGAAATCAGCCCTGGGACATTTCCTATCCGGCTCAATTGGTGACGTAATCGCCTCGAAAACAGTATTTAGCTTGTTAATTGTAGCTTCACGATCCAGCTTGATCCGTTCCATATAGAGCCTGGAATCATCCTTGCAGTAGACAAATGCTGCGGCTCGCTTGAGTTTGAGCCCGAGCATGTAAAATTGCAGCTGCCAGAAATACACCTCGTTCCACTTCCGGTATGAGCCTTTCTTTTTCAGCTCATCAAACTTCTTTTTACTGGCTGATTTACATTCAAAGAGGTGCGGGGTAACTGGAGCCTCGATCAAACCATTTATAATTCCGTCAATATGACCAGTCAGCTTGATTCCATCTTGCGTAAAGACAACAGATCTCTGGGAATGATAGAGCCTGAAACCGCATGCTCTCAGATCGGCTACTACCTGGTCCTCTAAAATATTTCCAAGCTGAAAAAGTCGTAAGATTCGCCCTTCGATTAGTTTTCCCTCATAACCCTTGTGGGTATACCAGAGAAATCTTTTACATTCGTGACCACATTGCGACAAGCCAAGGTAGCCCCTCGGCTTGCGCTGTGCCTCGTACAAAAGGTCCATAGCATCAATACTGCCTGCCTGTTTTTGTAAAAACGATAGATCAGCCATTACCAACCCAATGATTGTTGTGTTGGTGATGGTGGTTGCTGTACTGTTTGACCGGCTGGTTGCTCGGTAAAGGTGTTAGGTGTTTGCGCTGCAGACAGCTCCGCTGCCGGCGCAATATTTAGAGTCTGTTTTTCCATCCGTTTATCTATCTTGTTTGATTCGAGCTCCTTTCCATCTTTGTTGGATTTAAATTTATCGATAACTACTTTCACCGACAGCTGCTTGCCATGGAGTTGATTTGAATCCATAAGCTGTCCAGTATGCCCTATAGCATCACAGATATTTTTAAGCTGCGACAATCCTATTTTTTGGGCGATGTCTGACGGATTTTGGATATTAAGCCGATCTGTCAGAGTGTCGCCGACACATTGCCCCTCTGTGACCTGATATTTAATGACCAGCATTTTTCCGTCTTTCTTTTTTGTATCTGTTACATCAGAATCAACAATCACAACCGGATATATCCCGGGAGGAATTACTTTAAAATCCATTGTTTCAACATTCGCCGGGTCATATTGTAAAGGTGCCAAATTTGCCATGGTGTTATTCTCCTTTTATTGCTTTAACTAAATTGTTCCAGCCTGTTTGAGGGTCTGGAAGTTCGATATCCTGCAGGATGCCGTAACGGTTTTTTGCGGAGTATGCGGCGTTTGGGAAACAGGACAAAATTCTATCGGTGCCACCTATAGCCTTTGTCTCTTCCCTACCAAATCCGCCTTTTTTAGTGTTCAGGTAAACTTTAAAGTGGAGGAATCCAACGAGGGTAACAAACTCCATGAACAGCTCTGCGTTTTTGTCCCTGAGTTTAAGTTTATAGGTATCGTAATTGGAGCCAGTAGGATTTTTATATTCCTTAACCGCACTGTGACATAAGAGTATGATAGCCATTTCCCTGGTAGCCCATATATCCTTTAACGCGGTCATGACTGTTACAAGATGGGTATGAGCTGCGTCATACCCGGCGCCAAAGTCGAAATCTGAAATAGTTGCCTGACCAGCACTGGCGCAAACATATTTATTTATGGACGTTTCGAGCCAGTCGACGGTATCAATTACAAGTGTTTTACGGTCGTGCTCACCACTGTAAACCCATCTCAATTGATCCAATACATGAGCGAAGCTCTCGGGATGCGGCAACGCTTGAGTATCAATTTCATCAAGCCCTTCTTCAAGGTTTATAAATATCGGGTTAGGTGCAGCTGCAGCAAGGGAAGATTTCCCGAGGCCATGGTCAGCATGTATCAGAATCCTCGGCGGTTTATCCTGTCTGGTTTTTATAATTTCCATTATGCCGCCTCTTTGAGTGAAATTTTAACAGCGGGTTTTGCCGGTTTGGTTGTGATGAACATCGCTGAAATGCCGGGATCCACCATTTCAAGAGCTCTGAGTTTTTTCATATTGATAGATGGTTTAAGATCGACACAACACAAACCTTCAGGAAGTGACGCTTCCACATCTTGATAGGCGACATAATTAAGATTGCGTGTGAGTTTGCTCGTCACACTGATTGTAAAGCTGCCGGCGTCTACTCTATCAACACCCTCTTCTTTGACTGCGACGATATCTGCAATCTTTGTTTCCAGTTCAATTCTTTCTGCCTTTGCTCTTTGTTCCTCTGCTCTTTGATATTCCAGTTCGCACACCAGTGTCTCCAGATTGTGTTGCATTTTCACCCCTATCAACGTTTTGATTGTTTTATGTACTCCCCCAGATGGTTCCAATCTCTCTGAAGCAGTGTTTTTTTTGCTATTGTCCGTGCTTTGCTATCATGATTGCATCTGCTCTGCCGCAATCTTTCTTCCTTGTGAGTTGATCAGCTATTTCCGGATGCTGCATGATGGCCATTGTTCTAGCGGCATCTTTTTCTTTACAAATAAGCCCTGCTCTTTTTTTCCATTTCTGAGGTGTAACGAGTTTCACAGGGACTTGCAGAGCTCCAAGCACTCCAAAGAGAACGCCAAATGACTCGCCAAACCGAAATGAGGAAGTGACACCCTGTTTGGGCATTGCTGAAACAGCTTCAATTATAGCTATATCCGGCTTGCAACCCATTATTATAGATGTGAGTTCGCTAGCATTTACCATTTCCCCTTTTCCATGCAGCCTTTCCATTGTCGGCATATCGTAGACGGCAGCTACTTTATCGTTGCCAACAAAAGCTATTGCACCAGTCTGTCCCGGATCAATCCCAGCTATCATTTCAGAACCATCGGTTAAATTGAGTTGTCAGCAATATGCTTTTGTAGTTCTGCAAAAGAATACCGAACCAATTCCCCAAATTTTGTATACTTGGGGCCTACTCCCCTGCTCCGCCAGTTCGCAAGAGTTCCAGTTTTAATTTTTAGTAGCTTTCCAGCCTGTTCTGCCGTGAAAAGCTCTACCCCATTTGTACGAGAAAGCTCTTCCCGGATAATTTCTCTCAATTTTTTCTCATCGTCTTTTTTCATTTATTTCCATCCATGTTCGGCGAGTTGATACAAAAACAACCATTCACAAGGTAAAACTATCGCCCCAATTGCAATGATCATAAGGCAGTGCCCTGCCTGTTTTTTCAGATCACTCAAGTTATTGCCTCGACTGGTTTCTAATTCAGCGTTATTTTCGCTTTTGCATTTTTAAAAAAACTGCCGATACAGTGCTGATATTTTGAAGAAGTTGAAAACAATAATTTCCCCTGATAGCCATTTTCTTCTGCTGGGCCTGCTGTAACTATCGATGCCGTCATTTTGCTTTTCCTCCCTGTTTTGAATATGCAGAACGCAACTTAGCCAGCAACCCTTCCCCGTTCTCTAAAGTGAGACATTCGTAGGTAATTTTCGTCAACTTTTCTATGCGTATTGCATTTTGTTTCCCGAAAGTGCGTCTCTTTTTCTTGATATCACAGATAAGTTGCTGACTTACCCCGACAAATTCGGCTATTTCTCTTTGGTTTATTTTTTTCATGTTTATAATTTATGCGATCAGCATATAGAAATCAACCTCAAAATACAACTTTTCCTTTACATATTACGCAAAATGCGTATAATTAGGTAAAAGGAGGTAGTGATATGCCCGGAATTAAAGAAATGTTTAGCGCTGGATTAAATTTCATTTTAAAAAATCATTTTTATAGAAAGCAAAAAGAGCTTGCTCTTCAGCTGGAAATGTCGCCATCTAGCTTAAATGACTACTTAAAAGGCAGAAGAGAAGGAGACGAGGGGACAAGGAGAAAAATCACCAATCTCCTTGGATTCAAGTATGAAGGGGTTCTGGAGCTGGGGAGTAAAATAATCAAGACCTCAGACGATAGTCAGGACACTGACTCGGATATTGATGAAGTGAATTTTGATGATCT